GTTTTACGGATAGATGCATATGCAGTGAATCCCGATAAGTCTTGAACGTTACCGTCAGCGTCTTCGACAGTCAAGGCAGTAGTAAATGTACTACCTTGATCGATAACTAGATTAGCATATGCAGCCATTACTATCCTTTTTGTTTAACTCTTTTACTTATTTATACTTTTAATTGATTGTAATTCTTCTTTTAGAGAATCAATTTGACCTTGCTGCTCTTTAATTGCTTCGATTAATAGACCAACCATGTTACCATTAGCGACAGTATGTTTGCCGTCTGATTCGCCGACAGCTTCTGGTAATACCTTAAGAACTTCCTGTGCGATAACACCAGTTTGTCTTGAAGTTTCGATATCAGTACGATCAAACGTGTAACCATTAAGTTGCTGTACTTTATCTACTGCATCTTCGATTACTTCAACGTTTTCTTTAATACTCTCATCAGAGAATGCGGTAATATCCCCAGTTGCAGTTATCTGTCCTGTGACCGTAAGGTCGCCAGCAATATCTGTTGCTCCATCAATATCAACTGATTCAGCTTTTACATTCACTTTAGTTAAACCAGAATTATTCTGTATTGGATTACTAAACAAATTCAACTCAGAACCATCAACTAAAACACCGCAACCTAAATAGTTGTTTTCTGTTGTATAATCGCCATCAGTATCACTTATTTGATCTTGTACGTTTTTCCTGACATTACCGAAGAAAAAGCTGTCACCGCCCATCCTTTCTTCACCCGCAAAACTCCTTTCAACATCAACCGTAGATCCTGCATACGAAAGAATAGTATTGAATATAAAGTCAGTATTAAATGGATTCGAATCGCTGACATAACCTTCATACCCTACGGAATCTTGATAATTATCCTTATCACTCAAGTAATACGCCATGTTCCTGAGAACGTTATCCGTGATCCCTGTAGTTCCAGATGCAAATCCGTTAAAAACATCAATATCATCTTGGTTTGCGTTGGATCTCTGATAAAGGAATCCATCAGTATTAAACCATGTAGAACGATCACTCATAACTCTAGAATAAGCAAACGTTGATGGTTCTTGTACCATAGTACTGTCGTTCATTTGCGTAATTCTAGAGCCGATATTCAGCTTTGTATAATCAGTACTGAACCCAAGATTTATATTATATCCCGAATGACCGCCATTCCCGTAGCCATCAAAAAAGTAATCCCCTCTAGTACCGTCAGTCTCCCAATCTATAGAAATGGGAACTACAGTTTCATTCAGCTCCTGAGTATCTTGTAGATTCGAGTCATACGAATTCTGTCCTTCGACTAACCGATTAGTATAGGGGACACCAGACAATACAACTCTTAGAGATCCAGGAGTACCAGAGTTCACACCACCTCCTGGCATAATAACGATGTCTCTACCATCTCTTTGATTTGTATCATTATTAGTTGCACTGTAGTTCGTACCAGCGAATAATCTAATCCCTACATGATCATGAATCTCTTTTTGACCATTTGATGGGGAAGACAACCTGCCCTGACCGTTGGGACTACGAATGACAGTATCATCATACATTGAGTAACCCATTATTGATATTTCTGTCCTAGCAGAAGTGTTATCGGTTAGGTTTGCTGGAGCATTTCTAGCTATGTGGTTATGATCGTTCTGTAAACCACCCTCACCTGTTCCTTTTCTAAGACCGCTCCTTAAAACTATATCACCGCCTTTGGAGGAATTTCCTTGAGTGTGATCTCCACCGCCAATAAAAACATCACCGCCATTTAGTGTATAGCTAGATGTCCTTATTAGATCATCCGGAGAAACACCTGGATCCGATTCCCATTGAGCACCATTAACGCCTTGAGTGCTAACGGAATCGCCACCAAAAGAAGATAAGGGTGCTATTTCAATATCAGATTGACTTGTTAAGCCCGAACACAATAAATTATCTTGATCAGCATACCTGAATGTAAGGTCTGAATGATCTGCAGCCAAGCTATGATTAGGTGCCAATAACCTAGCAAAAGAAGTTTCTTGCCAGATTCCTATACTTCCTTCTCTTGGCGCCACTATCGGAGTTCTTGGAGATTTTAATAAACCATGGAATTTTATTTGTTCTATGTAATCGTTTGCTGATACCGAACTTGGATCCCCCACATCCTCGGAAGTGTCCCAATTAACATCAATTTCAACTTCATCTACTACTACATTGCTATCTTCGGTTACTGTAGATATAGAAATAGACGAGATAGTTCCTCTTCTATGCCCCGAAGGATACCCCTCCCAACCGTTTACATCTACTCTTGTACCAACTAGGTCTTGGTCCAAATTAATCATAGAAGCTGCAAAGGCGACATAATATGGGGTTAGACTAGAACCTCTTTGAGTATAGCTATCGGTATCAGTCCCAGTAATTTTGTCCCATTTAGAAAGGTCTGATATTATGATTGTGTCAGCATTATTACTGAATGCAACATCGGGATAGTCAGTAGTTTGTACTCTATTCCTCCAATGCAGATTGCGGTTAAAAGTAGAATCAGTTATCGGCACTTTGAGAGGTGTGGTTGGCAGGTAATCTGATAAATCTATATCAGGGGTATAGAAATTAGAATTAATAGCTAAACTTGCGCTGTTATCAACATGTATTTTGCTATTAAATACCGACCAACCGCTGTCAGAAGAACGTAAGACGTCTTCTTCAGAGTCATAGATGTTCTTTATAATATTTTTCTGCGATAAATCGCTAAGAATATCGACATATCTATCGTCTAGGTTCAGGGTTACATCGGGGTATGCGTTTGAATCGCCTGCGTGACCAATAGGGGTAAAGGATAGTGTACCGCCATTAAAGGTAATCCCGCCATAAAAAGATTCGTTATTCAAATTTGTGAAGTTATCGTCGACCTGAGCAAAGGTAAGAGTAGTACCTGATGCCAATGTGCCCCTTAAATTAATGTTCGCCATTCAATTATACCCTGTTTAGTAATTCTTGCAATAGTCCTTTGATTTCGGACATTTCCTGTTTAAGATTATTTATATCTTCTTCAGCATCCTCTAATTTCTTATTCTTAGCTTTTGCTGCTTTAGCTGCAGCCACTGCCTGTTTATATGCTGATTCGTTTGTGTTAACTATAGCGTGAGAATATGGATCCCTCACAAGATCCATATTATCCTCAACCTTTTTTACATTATCTAACTCTATCACTTTATACTGCCAATGCTATTGCTCTTAAGTCTTTTAATAATGGTGGCTCAGAAGAGTTAACACCTTTCATCTTAATCTTAATTGAGAAAGAGATAAATTCAGGTATATCGTTCTCTGTATATTCATGTTCCTTGAAAGAAGTTCTATCTACTGCAGAAGTTACTGGAGTATCAGTTTCCCCTGCTGTATTGAAGTAATTCCAACCTAATTCGTCGAAGTCTGACGAGTCGTCAGATCTTAGAACTTTATACATTACCTCTACCGAAGCACTAGAGTTTACAACAGCATCGAACAATACCTTAATAGAAGTTGCTGGGTTCTTCAACTGAACACGCTTAGTTATGTAAACCGACTCAGAACTATCCCCTTCAGGGGCAGTAGCTGGTATAAATGTACTTGTACTATCGACATCGCTAGAAGTTGATATGTTATCTACTCGGTTACCATAAGCTGTAATAGATTTACGTTCTAGATCTAGTATCGGAGTTAAGTTAGACGCTTGAGTAGATAATGTAACTTCTACCGAAGAAGATTTATTACCGCCCATATGTTCAGTTTCATTAACCTGCGAAGCAATTAATCTAGGCGTCGTAAATTCGACACGATCTACTAATTCAGTTTTACCATACCCTTTATCTACAAATGGTATCTGATTGCCTGACAAAGAAGAACCAGTAGCAAATTTTATACGAGTAGAAATATTCGTTTTAGGATAAGATACCGTAGGCAACATCAACTGATACGCATCTACAAGTATATTCTCAGAAGCATACACATAGTCTCCGCCAAATATTGAGTCAGCGGTAGCTGTAACGTCGGAAGTTATAGCATTATTACTGATATCTATCGTATAATGATCAAAACCAAAATCTTGAACTTCATGAATTCGGTTTATATCTGCTAGAGAAATACCGTTTACTTCATACAAGTCAACAGTGGCTGAGACAGTAGAATTATTAGCAGTATCAAACTCATTACCAGTGTGCGGGCTTATTGGAGAACCGCCTATACCCCTAGTTAAAGAACTAACAGTATAATCGCCCCCAGATTCAGAAACAGTACCCAGAATAATCTCGTCTTGATATTCTCCTCGGAAAGTAGACCTTATAGCAAAATAATGCTGACCGCTTGTAGGCATTGCGTTTGTAACGTTTTCAATTACAAAAGAAGTTGCGCTATCCGTAATAGATGTTTTCAACTCTCCAGATATACCAGAAGACACACCAGAGATTTTTACTAAATCTTCTTGACCAGTTACGCCAGAATACATCTGATGATTTTTATGATTGATACGGAGGATACTACTAGACGCATCTGCTACCACAGGGTTAGACTCTAGAAGTTTATCAGGAATCTCTTGATTTTCTAAAGTTACTACACCATTAACACCAGTATCAAATTCAGCACGATAAACTGTGAATTTGAGGTCTTCGTAATCGTAAGCTGTCCAAGTAGAGTTGTTCTGAGATTTAAATAGAACACCCAAGTAAGGTTGCTCAGATATATCATCAACGCCATTTATGTCTTTGTCACCAAGTCTTGAGATCCAAGCAGTATAACCGATAGAGTCGGTCATTAATACTATACAGATCTCTTGGTTTTCTTTCACATAAACAGGAGAATCAAACTCAAATGTCGTTGCGTTGGCGCCAACCTGAGAAGTCACTACATTGTCTGGATATAAGGTTTTAGAACCATGTGGTAATACATTTCGAGTAGGTAAACCGTTTTCCATTTCTCGCAGCTGAATAGTTACAGGAGCAGATTCATCTTTAGATGAGAAGAATACATCGATCTTAGTAATAAATTCTCCACCTGGAACTGAAGGCATAATAGATTGAGCAAGAGGGTCATACCAACCAACCTGAACAAGACCTAAATCCCTCGATCTACTCACCTCTGTATTTTCTTGAACTTGTCTAGTCTCAACACGACCGTTACGAGTAGCAGTAAATGTCTCCTGTACAGTATTCAATATACCAGAAGCAGTATAGTTAGATTGAGCAAATGTATCTACAAGTTCTTTAGTATTGACATCACTCGAAGTCAACCTGAGTAGTCTTGTGCCTGTTCTAAATTGAGGATTACCCACAACGTTTGGATCTGGTATTTGGAATATACCAGAAATGTGACCAGAAGCATCTGTCATTAGTGCTTTTGGATCAATATCGTCATTACTGATAAATCTTTCTAGGTTTTCCACGTAATCTACTGTACGAACTCCACCACGAAGTTTGACAATACAATCAGCTTTTTTAACGCCTTTTACAATTTGAGCCTCAGAATAACCACTATGATCGGATCGATAGTTGATGCCGTCGATTAAGTAACCTGCAAGTTGAGCACCACCATCAACAAGGTTCTCGACATTTTTCATATTGTTGAATTTAACAACTTCTGCAAATTGAGTGCTGTCGATTAATGAGTTGTAAAGGTTCCAGCTTTCAACGCTAGTATGAGGGAAACCCTCTGGGGGTGGATTACCTGAAGACAAGTTCGGGTTTTCGCTATAGTTCTCGTTAAAGAATTGTATTTCCGATAATTGGAACCACTTGTTAAATGCTCTGTTATCCTCATGAGAAAAGGTAAATGCTAAGAACAATTCCCCAAACTCGTTTGGTTCTAAGTCTGAATTAGCATCAAACAGAAACTCCATAACATCACGGTCAGTAGTGTTTCTAGCACTAGTCAATACAGAAGCAACTGTAGAGTACGATCCGTTCAACTTACCTTGTATGTTTCTAGCCAAGCTGATTCTATTTCTTAGATTATTGTTCTTGTCAAAAGATATTAATACTCTTCTAACAGTATTAAAAGCAGGAGTTACTTCTTGAGTTCTAGTTACTGTTGCTCCAGGTTTAGGGGCGATAGCACCAGAAGTTCTAATACAGTAATCTGATACATCCACATTATCAAAGAAAGGATAAACTTGAGTATGAGGTCTTAAGCCATTACCTTCAAACGTAATTTCTTTTTGTCTCATGTATGGTATGATTGCAGTACTTCTTAGCTGATCGCCATTAGAGGTGATATCGACTTGTTCAATAACGTTTGTTTCGATGCCGTTTCTGGTTTGTACACCAAGCTCAGTCTCTTGTTGCTGTTGAAGAACACGACGACCGAAGCCCCTTACGAAATCGGCTCGGAAGTTACCAGTATTTTCTCTGATTCTGGGACCAACTAAATCTGTAGTCGTAATACCAGTCCAGTTAGTAGTCGCTGCGTCCCATACAGTTCCAAGCGCATCAGCATTTTGAGCAATCAATGTATCGAAATTACCCTCAACATTTACTGTTAGGTCAGGTAGTCTGTTTATCTCGAACCACTCGTCCGAAGATGGCGACAAGGTCATAGTACCAGTCCAACCGAAGTTTAAGACAGGGTTTAGGTTCTCAATAGTAGAAGCAAACTTTTGTTCGATAGAAGTTACGTGAGTATATGGCAACATAGCGAGATCGCCATTTGTAACAACATACCCAGCTGATAACCTTTCATCGTCAGTTACCGCCTTTTCTTCTAATGTAATATTCTTCATAACATATTTTGGACGAAGAATACGCTTATACATGTCGATAGCGCAACGATAGTCTGGGTGAAGGACATCACCAGTTTTATGACCACCAAAGTTATCAACCAAGAAACCAGATTTAAATCGATCTAACCCATTTTCGTCTTTGACTTGAAGGGTGTTAGCTGAAACTTCTAGAAGATTCAAAGAAGTATAATATTCAATATTATTGATTCTTTTCTCTAATGTACTAATATCCTTCATAGTAAATCGTTTATTACTGAAAGTCTTAATAGAAACATCACGGACATCAGCAACATATGGAGGCATGCTTATATCAGCCAACCTCATAGCATTATCGACAGTATCGGGGTATTTTGGGTTTTCGCTATCGTTACCTTGTATTACTACAAACTCGCCATCAGTCGTTAGGTAAACAGAATCTCTTCTAGCAAGATAATATTCATAATCGAAATTGAAGTTGGAATTATCTCTTACTGTATTAACAGTAGAAGCACCGCTATTAGAATCTGGAGAGAAGTTTCTGCTATTGATATTGAAAGAATAACCTGTTACAACTCGAACATCATTGGTAATAGTAGCAGCAGCATTGGCTACTCTAGGTCTAAAGTCTAATGAAGACCTTAGATCAAATATACCTGTGGGCATTGGACTTTCGGGGTCAATACGTGTAGAAGTGTAAGCTGGTATATCTTTATAATGAATATCTACATATGAATCAACAGTGAAGAAATTACCAAATCCATGAGTAAAGTAATCGTAGATTACATATAAATCACCCTCAGGACCACGCTGTCCGTTCTTAAGAATTAGTTTACCGATGTCATAGTAGTTATCACGCTGACCAGTATCATACTTAAACCTGTTAGTAATATTCCTGCTCCCTACTGCCACAGTTTGAACAACGGCAGTAGAACTTGTAGTTTGACCAGTGATAGTTTCTCCAATTTGGAAATTTAATCCATTTAGGGAAACAAATTCAACAGTATTACCAATAGTCAAAACAAGACCGAGAGCACCAGATTCAGATCCCCTTATTTGTTCGTTCCTAGAAAAAGATCCAACAGTAGAACTTACCGCTACTGAAGGCGGAGATGCGTCAGTTCCAGGAGTACCAGAATCATAAATGGCAACTACTTTATAAATGTCAGCAACGCCAAGAGAAATCTCTTTGTGGTGAGCAGAAGTACCATAAGGTAGGTTACCAGAATTTTGAGCAGACTTATTTGAAACCCGCAATAAAGCAGATTTCTGTAGAGACTTAGATTTTTCTTTTTGTGATTGTTTCTGTAAACAAGCATTGACTCGTATCACGGAGTTGGCAGCTAAACCACCTCCAGAAATAGTAACCTGATTAGTTCCTTCTCCGCTAAATGTTAGCTCTTCTACATCCATTAAAGACCCATCTGGTATAGAAGCAGTACCTTGAGATAAGACAGTAACCTGATAATTAACATTGGACTTAGCTTTGAATTGATCTCCAGTTGCGCCTGTTAGTGCTAAACCACTAGCCCCGACTTGTCCTTGGAATTGTCTAGAAACAACAACATCGTTCTCTGGCTGGAAATTATTAACTGTGGTCTTGAGGGTCTTTACAAAAGGCTTGTCTAACAAGCGAAGCATCAAGTTTTTCTCTTGATCTTTAAGACCAGCACGTATCCTTATTAAGGGAACTGCTACTGTTAGATTATTGCTAACATGAGCATTTAAAGTCAGCGAATTATTGTTTGTTATAGAGGCAACATATCTTGTTTCTAATGCCTGATTTGAACCACTAGGCAATAGTAAAGCATCCCCAACTTGTAACTGAGACAAGAAATTAGTGCTGAAACCTGTGACGGTTGCGCTATGAACAGTAACCGATCCATCAAGGGTAAATAGGTTATCCAGAACTACATCACCTTCAAAATCATGAACTGCATCAGCTTGGAATAGACTCTTAACATTTTCAAAAGCGAAAGATGTAACACTCGAAACAGTAAGGTGATCGGTTGTATCTGCGTTTTCTACCAAATAGCCATTAGTTTCGAAGCTGTTAGATGATATTAACTTTTCAGTCGGGAAGAAGTTGCCCGATACAGAAGTTACATAGATACCAGTAGCATCAGTGCTATGGATATATGCAGTAGCACCTGACGTTTCACCAGTTATTAGCGTTCCCTGAGCAACAGCAGCAGCTTGAAAGGCTGTAACGCTAATATTAATTTTAGAAAACATCTTGATGTCAAATAAGTAGCAATTAAATTGAGCATTAGCGTCTAGGATATCGTTGCTGTCTGTATCTAGTGCTGCCGAAGTTATAAAGTCTCTAGCACGTGCTACGCCAATAGTTTCTGAAGAACTGCCACTGACTTCTTTCTTCAATTCTATAAGTTCGTATTCGTTGATAGTCGTGTCGCCAACGGTTTCAGGCATACCACTAACATTAGATAATTCTACATAGTTACCAACCTGAACAACTGTAGTTGCGTCTTCAATACTCTCAAAGGTTCTTGGTTTTGGTATGTCGAGGAAAGATGGAGCAGTAGTAGTCAGCTCGAATCCTTTTACATATGACTTACCAGAAGAAACTTGTAAAGTCATAGAATCGTTAGAAGCTAACTCGCCAGAATCAGTAGTAGTTCCTGCTGAATAAACTCCCTGATTAATGCCGTCATCAAGGGTTTCTTTTAGTTGTAATTCATAAGGTTTAATTGTATAATCGCCTGACTCGTCATGTGTACGTCTGGCTAGATTATCCCCAAGAACATCATACTCCGATGTCTTAGCTTTTGCCTGCTGTAAACCACCAGCTACACGCTGTAGTTCTATGAAGTTATCCGATGTTGTATCTGTAACTGGTTTAGATACCAGTTTTAATTCGATAACGTATCGGTCTGCACCACGTGCAGCATAGTTTGGGGCATTAAGAGCAGTGTCAAGCAGACTCTGATCTTCATCAGCGGAAACTGTAGATTCTGATATCTCTAACCCTATTCTCGCTGTTGGGTCGCTAGTGTATTTCGATAAAATAATTCTTTGTTTTTCTATATAAACAAAATTACCCTTCGCAAAGATTACACCGCTTTCTATAGACGCAGAAGATCCATCCGAAGTCGCATTTGAAGGTATCGTTACCGCTAGAGGATTCCCTTCAGCAATACCGCTAATATCAATTGTATTTGCAGCAATATCTTCGTCAGTTCTTTGCCAAAGTAAAGATTCGTCATCTTGGAAAGAGTAACTTTTACCATCGATACCGCTGCCGACGTAGTTTACATAGATAGTTGTCGGGTCAACAGCTGTTGCAGGCTCTACGTGAACAATCCTAGCTTCAATACCGCTCTTAGAACCACGCACTACTAGGTCTAGTAATTCGTCAAGGTATGTTTCTACCGATTGAGTTCCATTTGTAGGGTTCAGTTTAACCGCATGGAACTTATTAGTAAATCCAAATTCAGCACCAGTGACTGCAGCACCTTCTTTAAAAAAGTGTTCTCCATGTCTTGCTATTTGATTTTGTAGAATAGTTTGTAGCTGTGTCAGCTCACGAGCCTGAACCGAAACTCCTGGGCGGAAAAGAATCCTATGAAAATTCTTATCATCATCAGGGTTAAAGTCGTCATAATACGGCTCTGTGTTATAATTGTTGGTAATCGCCATCTAGCATCTCTCCGGAATTATCTTTTCTAATAGTATTTATCGTATCTACATTCATTAGAATTCAATGTAAGTACGAAGGTTGACGATTTGTTCAATATTTTTTCTGAAGGGTGTTCGGTTATTGATAAACACCATAGACCCTGAAAACTTATCGATTGTCGGGTTCGTAACACTTGATGCTGGTATAGTAAATAAATTACTACTGTCAGCATTTTGATAGACATCCCCAACTTCTGGGGCAGATCCATCTATTGATTGAAGCAATAAAGATACTCCAACTACAGAAGCACCTACTTCATAATCTTCTTTTGCTATGACAACCAAATATTTTCCAGTTGTTTGGTTGTAGATCTTTTGATCTAGCGTAAAATCTGTAATATCTATCCCTGAAGCCAAGTTAGCTGTAGGAATATCTACCCTATAACAAGCAGATCCATATGCTCCATAAAATCTAGAACGTTGAGCCCCATCTTCTACAAAAGAGTCGGGGTCAAATATAAGACCAGATTGCCTATAATCATTTTCTAGAGTGAAACCTTGGTTAATTTCATCAGCAGTGGTTATCTGGAAACCAAGAGTATGCGCAAAGGATTCTTTTACAAGATCATTACCATGCCCACCAACTGGGGAAATGATAACCTCAACTTGAGCATCTTGACCGCCACCGCTATCAGTTATTGTTACAGTAGCAAAGGTGTATCCTGTACCACGATTATTTAACTGTATGCCAGTTATGACTTCATTCGCTATAATAGCAGTTGCAGTTGCGTTAGATCCATCGCCAGATATAGTAACAGTCGTATTTTGCGAGTAGCCAGAGCCTCCATCATTAACATAGACGAAACTTAATTGACCATCTATAGCTGATGCCCCCACGTTAGATAATACAAGAGAACCTTGATCTATTTGAGCGGTAAACTGAGCACCTGCGCCTTGAGCCTGACCTGGATCTGGAGTGGTTATTAAAATAGATGCTGTTGAATAACCAGTTCCTGGATTCTCGACTGTCAATGATGAAATTTCTCCTGTTGATGGATCTATAACTGGAGTTATTACTGCATTGTTGACAGGCGAACCATTGTCTCCTTGCACTATAACAGTTGTATTGGTAGCAACATAACCTGACCCACCAGAAACTTTAATCGGGTTCAATGCAATACCTGATTGATAAAAACCGCTAGTTGAATTAGTTACTGGTAAATATTCAGGAGTCAAGAATTTGTTCCGTTGAACTTCATCAAGCGTTCCCATATATTTCCAGACATACCCATCAGCTAGTGGTCCGATATATGCAGTTTCGGGAGTACCAGTAGGCAGTACGGTTGAAGGCTGATTATAGTTATTTGATATGCATTTGTAGATATTGAAATCTGATGTTATTACAAACATCTTAGCATCCGCAATATCCTGCGCCCCAGAGGGCGCAGGAAATTCCGACGAGTATCTATCATCATACATATCATAAACTGTACCAGATGACCAATTTTCTCTATCAATAGCGAAAGATACATCAGAAATAGTAACGTATCTCATCCCTACAATAGAACTTCTTGTCTCGGATTCATATTCCCTAGAGGCATTAGGCGTGGGCGGTGCAATATCTCCACCATCCCAAGATAATGTTTTCCCTAAGAAAAAGTATGGTCTCGATGTTCTGTTTAGAATACCGTTATATACAATCTCCGCAATACTATTATGTACATCATTCTTTAGTACAGTTGCCATTTTTTAATAGCCTTATTAGCTTATTGTAACCTGCCAAGTAATAGTCATGCTATCACCTGCTTCTTTGTTCACTGGCAAGAAAGTAGTACGGCAAAGCATTCTTGCGCCCTGAGCAAACGTATTCGTTTGATGATCAAAGATACCAGCTTCAACGATCTCACCAGTACCTGCAGGAGTCGCAGATGTGCTGAAACCAGTTGATTGACCGTTAGTAAAAGTAGCTGTATAAGTGATTGTGTTAGCAGAAACAGCAACAGTACATTGTTTTCTAGTATTACCATGACCACCCTTTGGACCCTCAAGAGCTGGATCGCTAGCAGCAGGAGTAGTAGCTGTACCATCAGCATTACCATGACCGAGTTCCATAAATTCCATTTCAGCTCTATCACTAAAGGCACCGCCACTGCCGTCTTTCATACGTTCGGCAATATATTCTAGACCGTCGTCTACTACCAAGTTGGGGACATCAAATTCTTGCTTTGTTTCCCCCTTTTCGTTTTTAATGGTTACCCATAACCTACCAGTTACGCCATTAGTTTTATCTTTTGCTATCATTTTAGATACTCTCCAAATTAAAATTTAAAATGTTGCTCCCGACGTTTCGGAAGAATACTCGTAGTCGAGATCTGTTGTTGCGAAATAACCTAGTTCTATACAAGATCTCGTATTTACCACAGATCCGCTGTCATTGTTAGCAACGTTTGACACCTGATCTTGGATACCTTTATTTATACTATAAATATCAGCGTCTGCCAAAGAAAATATATCTGATACTGAAGCTGAATCACTAATCGATCTAGACAAAGAAAAGTCAAATTCTTCTTCGTCTTGGTCTATATCTAGCGTATCTGAAAGAGCCTTACCTTTAGCAATATCTACATCTTCGTTGATATCATAAGGGTCTAGAAGTAATATTTGAATCCATGAGTTATCTTGAGCGTCAGTGCTTCCGTCTACAGTTAACCCACCACCCATTAAATAATAATTGCCAGCATCAGCCCCAGAAGTGTCCCATGTCAAAGTTCCGCTACTAGTTGCAGGATTAGTATATCCTGAGTTGGTGGTGCCGTTGTTAACCATCCCTTGGTTAGTCACTCCACTACTTACATTATCAGTCGTCGTATCAGTGGTTTTAGATGTCTTAAGCCAATACCCATTAGCTGGATCATGCTTGGTAACTCCAACTGTTTTTGAATATTCAAGTTTTATTGTGTCTCCGACATAGGCAACTAGAACGGCTTCAGCATAGTATTTCAACACGACCGATCCAGATGTGCCGAAATAGTCTGTAGTAAGACCATTGCCTTGCCCACCTCTGAAATTACCAGATGGGTTAGAAAATGGTCGAGTATAATTCGAACTGGATGATGTGCGGAATTCTGCAGAATCCCAATAATCATATTCTTGTAATCGAGGATCTTGAGACCTATCTCTATTTGTATCATTTAATTCGCTATTTTCATCAAGATTGATATCAGCATCAGAAGAATCTTGTGGGTTTTCTAATAACCTTAATACCGCCTCATTATCATAATTTGGACCCCGAAAAGAATTAGCAAACTCCGCATGAATCGTTATTGGTTTTCTGGCAAAGTCATTAGTATCGAATAATTCTTTACTAAAATCTATATGCTCTATTTCTTCACTAACATTGTCTGTTAGAGTATCTTGAAGACCCCTTGATAAAGAAACCCCAAGATCGACACGCAGATCATTATTTTTATTGGTCGAGAAACCTATAGTTGAGTCGGATAATCCTCTAGATAATTGTTTACCAAGTATGGCATCTTCTGCATCTGGGAAATCTGTGTCAACCCCTTTGGCTCTTAATACCGTAACGGTTTCATTTTCTTCTGCAGAAACATTAATATTTTCTGTAAAAGACCCTTTGGAAATAGAGAACTCCATTTCAGCTCTATCACTTAGTAGGTTATTAATACTTTCTGTAAACGGTTTAGCAAAAGACTTATCAGTTTCTTCATCAACATTAGCACTAATAGCATCGGCTTCACTTTTAGTTATTAGGTAAATATCAGCGTCTGCGACCGAGAAAATATCGGAAGTTGTAGAAGTGTCGAAAAATTGTTTACTTACAAGGAATGATGATTCATCCCCACCTGCAACATTTTGAGTCTCGTCATCTAAACCTTTCAAAAATAGTTTTGTATCAGAATCATCTTCAGATAGATCTACGGTATCGTCAGTAAGATCATCAGCTGGTGGGAAATCTTTTAGTATAGAATAATTGTCAGAATCTGTTGTATCTGTAGTATCGTCAGTTGGGTCATCTGCAGCTGGCAAATCTTTTTCTACAGTTTTATCATCTAATGAAAGCGCATAATGTATATCAGAAAGTGGTTTAGATAATGAGAAATCGTCATCATCGCCAGATCTTATTTGAATTAAAGAATCAGACAAAGGTTTAGATAATGAGAAATCGTCAGCATCACCATCAGCAGTCTGAGTAATAGAATCAAATTGAAGTTTTGCTAGTAAGAACGTTTCTTTCTCAGATACAGGGTCTATAGTCTCAGAAGTAGGGTCTTCTACTCTAGGAAGATCCTTATCAAACTGGTATGTTTCTTTGAGATCGAATGCATCTGGTATATCTACAATTAACCCTTTGCTTAGAGAATATGTTTCTTTCAGAGCAAATGCGTTTTTTACATCTACAATTAACCCTTTGCTTAGAGCATATGTTTCTTTCTCAGATACAGGGTCTATAGTCTCAGAAGTAGGATCTTCTACTCTAGGAATATCCTTATCCATTGAATATGTTTCTTTCTCAGACACAGGATCAATGGTTTCTGATTCAGGATCTTCTTGTCTAGGAATATCCTTATCCATTGAATATGTTTCTTTTAAATCTTCAGCATCTGCAATCTGAACATAATGAGCATTACCAGTAGCGGTCATATCCTTATCTAACTGATATGTTTCTTTTACATCTTCAGCATCAGCTATCTGTACATATTGCGGATTACCAAAAGAAGTCATATCCTTATCTATCTGGTAGGTTTCTTTCTCAGATACAGGGTCTATAGTCTCAGAAGTAGGGTCTTCTACTCTAGGAAGATCCTTATCCATATGATAGATATCGCCATCAGTATTCCTAGTTGAAGTACCATCACCACCTAAGATTTCACCATTATCTGTAGCGTCTGCGAAATAACGATTATAATATGTACTTGCAACATTGAATTGTTGTACTTCTATACTAAACTGACTATTGATACTTTGTTCGCCAAATATCTTCATACCTGCAGGGTGAACAGACTTCTTAATTAAGTCTTCGAATATATCAAAGTCGATACCAGTTTCTACAACATATGAGAACTCTTGATACAAGTCATTATCTTGTATCTTAATGATATCAGATAGGAAACCTTTGCGGTCAACATAATTTGGAGAAGTAATCCCAACAACGCCAGATCTAAAAGTGACCTTGGCATTAGCACCCGACGAATCTTCAGGAACTATGGTAGTTGTGAAAACATCTGGGTAATTATATCCAAAGCTGGTTAGTTTTAATTCTTGCAATTCGCCATTTGACCCGACTCGAGTTACACGAGCACTCCCCCCAGTTCCAGGTCCATCCACGAGAAGTGGGTTGTATACACTACCTAATAAAGGTTCGCCAATAACCTCGTCAATCCATTCAACATAATCTGGAGTGGTGTTCGCTACAATTGTAGAGTTGAGTCTTGTGCCAGTTATTGTAACTTGAGGCTCAATATATCCGCTACCTGCCGCACCAATGACGAACCCAGAGATCTTACCATCATCAATATCTACAGTGATACTCGCCCCAGTACCACCGATAGCATCACCTGCTCCTGAAGAAGTTTCTGCTTCTGCAGCTAAATCTGTTACAGTAATGGTGGCAGACTGCCAACCGCATAATGATTTACTTGCGTCATCGCCAGTGGATACAATACTAGTAATTCCGCCACTAGAATTTAAATTTGCCTTTAGTGTAGGATCGTGCCTTTGGAAAGTATTTGCTACTGTCGTGGTGCTTGGGTAATTAATACCTTGTTTATCTACAATTACTTCAGTAATAACCCCATCTTGAACTATAGTATCAATTTTTGGAGTCGCAGATACTGAGTTCCCTCTTTCGATATATGCTCGAACGTTTGAAGTATAGTTACTACCGCCATTAGAAGGGGCAGAAATAGAATCAACTATACCGTCAATTATTTCAAACGAGCCTATATTTGCCCCAGCTCCAGTGCCAGAGTCAGTTATAGTAATGCCGTTTGTTGAAGGGTCGTAATCTTCACCGCCATCTTGGATTGTTAAAGCAGTTAAAACTCCATTAACGATAACTGGAACTAGCGTAGCACCACTACCGCCTGCGCCTGTTATCGTTACGGATATTGTAGCATCAGTATAATTAGAGCCACCATCTGTAATATTGATTTTATCAATAACGCCATCTTTGACGGAAACAGGATTAGCAGTAAGTACAGCACCCTCACCCTCAACGTCTACTATTACTACAGATGCTGTAGTCGAATCGTAACCAGTACCGCCATCATTGACAGTAAACCCAGTAATCTCATTACTTGAATTTATTACAGGGGTTATACTAGATTCTTCCCACGTAGGTTGAATAGCCTCAAGTGGGTTTGAAGGGAAGTTATACATTATCCCTGGAGCTGAAAGACCTTGAATCTTACCATTTGCGATAGTTAAATCAATTTCGTAATAAGAAATACCTTGAGAGAATGCGACAGATCTCCATCCGTCAGGCACATTGCTTATATGAGATTCGGGTAATACTTGAATTAACCCAATCGCCTTCCTTAAACCTTTACCAGCAGAAACAGTATCAAATTCAGTGATAACTCCATTTCTGATTATAGGTCTTATCTCGGCACCACTACCAGTTCCAGAGTTGCTTAATGATACTGCCCCAGTTCCTTCTTTGTACCCACCCACCAGCGTTGTTACTTCTACCTTTTCTATACCACCGCTCGATAGGTCGTAATAACCACTAGCACGTCTTAATAGAAGTGTAACGTCATCAAGAGTAATTCTACCATTTTGGTTAATATCTCCACGAACACGACCAGTAGCAAAATCTCCATCAGTTTGAAGTAAGAAGTCGTGTAGTTGGTTTCTTCTGTTTGTCTGGAAGTCAAGAGCCATCGCAGAGACCATGAGGTCTAAATCTGACACACTACCAGTATCAAGGTATTCTGTTATCCAAGCAATTTGATTAGCAGTTAAAGAAGTTCTTAAAACTGGGTCTTGATATTTAATAAGTGTTACAAGGTCGTCGGTATCAACGGTTCCGTCATTGTCAATGTCACCTTTTTTATATTGCGTAGAACCTGCCAACTCATTCAGTTGCGCTGTTTGCGCTGATAAGGAGTATGCACCTGCATCTACCGATAATCTTAAAAGATCTACACCAACGTCTATGGGTATAGAATACGTCGGATCCCAAGCATCACCTGAAGTATTCGGAGATCTAAGAGCAAATGCATACTCTGATAATCCGTTAGCTGTGGTGTATGCATTCCAAGCGGTAATTACATCTGTTATTCTATCGTATCTGTCGGTATCACCAGCATGAAGAGTTGGGTCTATGTCAAATAGATATTTTATCAAACTGGTAGCATCGTCAATAGAGACTGTACCATCTCTATCGAAATCGCCTCTAGCGTATTGAGTTGCACCTCCAGTTGTATCAAATAATGGGTCTGTAGTACCGTCTACATAAGTTGCGATTGGGGTTTCTTTTAAGAAATCGTATAAGAAAATACTTACTGTACCATCTAATCCATCGAAACCTGCGAGTTCGGTCATTGCTGTCGCTATAGCATCCCAGTTAATAGCCAAATTGGGCGTAGGAATTCCTGGTAAAGTTTCTTTAAACTCTTTTACCTGACCGCCTTGCTCTATACGAGTTATCGAATTTGTACCACGTATAATTCTAGTGGTTACAATATCTCCTAATTTAATAGTCTGCGTTATCGTACCATCAGAACGTACATCAGTATCAACATCTTCGATATCAATTCTTCGCAACCCAGACCTAGAATATACTCTCCGTCTAAAGTTAGTAGGTAACTTCGCTTGCGTATTAAACCCATTTGACCGAACATAATCATTGATTGGGAAAGTTTCGCCAACTCGGAAACCAGTACCGCCAGTTTCAATATTCAGTATTTCTGACATTGATGGTTGCAGAGTTGCTCGCACATCACCATATTTCAAAACACTATTAAAATAGAAGAAACCAGCAAAGTATCGTGAAACATAGACTTCATACACTTGAGCTTCGGAAGTCTCCTCTCTTTGCTCTACACGTTTAACTTCTACATCGAAAGTTTGTGTGGGGGTGTTAGGGAAAGTAGTTTCAACCTCAACATACTTACCGACTGCGCTGTATAGGTCGCCTTCATTTAACTCTACAATTACAGAATATTCACTGAGCCAATTACCAGAAGATGCTTTAAAAATTTGCTCTTTAGGTAATTTGATGTCAATCTCTTCACCAAATAATGCCCTGAACATAACCTTAACAGATTGTAACGAACCTTTCGCAGAATATATTTCTGCTAGGTTATTGACAATATTTTGTTGGTTTGTGTCGTTATTTAAAACAAACCCATACCCAAGTTCATTATATAATGAAGTGAGATAAAAGTCAACAGCATTATCAAGAGTTCTTTGCGTTAGTGATCGGTCTATGTCGTGTGAAGGATTACCTTCTTGTCCCAACCACTCATAATACTTTTTAAGGAATGTTACAAATTCGACAGACTCTGCCGCCAAATTATCTGGAAGTATCTCGGGAACTCTTGTGATTTCTTTATTTGACATTTAGTGTCTCGTAAACGTTTGATAGCCAGATAATCCAGTAGATCCTAGTAGCGATACCGTATCTATCTCAGACGTGACTTTAATTGTATCAGTTGGTATATTTAATAACTGCTTATATTTAGGGCTGATATCGAAGCTGTCTGGTTTAGCATAAATGGTAATAAAGTTAGAAAGGTCGAATTTTATATTCTTAAGGTTCACAGTACCTTTTACTGGGTCTATGTTACCGACATTTGCGTACTTGGAAATTTTTAAGTTCGTAGCGTTATTCACTATAAAGATTCTTCTACTAGACTGCCCATCTATAGGCTCGTCACTAAGTCTACATTCAACGCCATCTAATAAGAAAACGCTAGAATTGATTGTCGGCTCTTCTGAAGTAGAGATATAAAGAGCGTTCGGGTAATTAATTGTATAATCTTCTGCCTTCAAAGGGAATGGTCTGAACCTCTTATACATTCTTGTTCGTATAACAGAGTTTATAATCCCAGAATCTGCATTGTCAATCAGAGAAAGAAGATTCGACATACGGAAAATACCATTAAACGAAAGTAGATTATCTTCGTTATACTTGGTGATAGTTTCGGTCACTTTACTTTCCAACTCACCAGAAGTAAGTTTACTCTTGTTGGTATCGAATTTAAAGTCCACTTCAATTTCAAGGTTTGTGTATTCGGCTTCGACTACATCAGGTGTAATCGCACCAACGTTCTTATCCTTCAAGAATAATTTAGCGTTATTGATGAATGTCTCTGTAACCCTTTCTTGATTCTTAAGAGCCAGAGCAACAAACACCTTCCCGAAAATTGGGGGGTCGTTATCTTCACCGCCCCAAACAGATATATCTTGGATGTCAGTAAACTCACGGATAAGCAAAGAACGATAATCGTCAGCAGTTACGGCACGGTCTTGAGTTGCATAATTGATCGGAGCATTAAATCTTACAGATTCTGTATTCTCTTTATCGGAGCCAGAAACAGACCGCTCACTACTAGGTGATAATGCTATAGAGATTGCAGAGATATTTTCTATTGAACCCGCAGAAGAAAATGTAGTAATCCCATTAGCTTCTTTACCTTCGGTCGTCAAATATTCTGCAGCTACCCTTGATCCGCTTGGTGGTCTTTTACCTAAGTAATTGTCCCCGAAGTAAAATTCATACCTACCAAAATTATTCTCGTTATAGAAATAGACCTCGGAGTCTGGTCTAGTCTCGTTAATTTTATTGAAGAAAGCATATGCTTCCCCAGCAAGTTGATTTTCAGTTTCAAAAACAGTAACACTTAAAGTCTCCATATCTACATCATCAGAGGATATCTCAAACTTCTGGAATGGAGCAAGACCATCAGTACGGAAAGTTTCTGTTTTAAGAGCACCTTGATATAATGGAATGTTAGTAAACTTATATGTGTTGTTAGATAACTTCACAGCTGTTGCATCTGATAGAACTACAAAGTAGTAAGTCTTGTTATTAATTTTACCACTTACTTTATACCCTCGCTTCAGAGTAATTCTGTTTGCTGTTTGCGCTGTACCTGTAACTGTAATATCAAGAGTGACTGTAGAAGCCTTTTTAGATTTAGGAATATAACCCAAAGACTGGGCACGGGCAACAACATTAGATCTAACTTGAGCGGTAGCAAGGTCGGACTCATTAAGAGTCATATGTGCTAGTAATGCATTGTAGTGCGTGTTGTAGGCTAGAACGTCCATCAATACATTCAGACCAGAACCTTCAAAATCGTAATCCGTGAATTCGTCTTGGCTCTTTAAAAATTCTTTGATAGAATCTTTTATCTGATCAAAGTCTAGTTTTGTTAGGTCTGTTTGCGCCATTACCTTAATCTCTCTAATAATAGTTGAAGGTCAAATTGTTGTTGTGTGTTTACAATTACCGTAGATATCGTAATCGCATATGCGTTTTTATCAGGGTAATCTTCAATAGCAACATCAGTTACTTCGACCCTTGGCTCTTGAATCCCAATAGAATACATTATCTCTCTACGCATAGATGCTTTTGTGATACCATCAGCTGGTTCAAATAAATAGTTTTTTAAACCACACCCAAAGTTTGGATCAAAAGGTTTCTCTCCACGATTTGTTTTTAAGATATTTCTGATAGAGTTTTTGATTGCCTCTAAATCTTTAACAGGCGATATATCGCCATACTCAGGGTGCACCCTGAATCCCAAAGAAAGGTCTCTGTACTGCCTAGTAGTACCAGTGATCTTAGATCTGGTATCCTGAAGGGTTTTATCTGAAATTAATTCTGTAGTCATACGTTTATTTATACTGGTTTATCAGCCCCCAGCGAAAACATTTGGACTTCCTGCGGCAACTGCAGTACAGGTTGGGTCGCCGACTCTACCACAAGCTACCCCATTTATAAACACAGAACTAGACCCTGATGCTATGGGTACATCATGACCAGGACATGGAGCTCCTGGAAGGTCATGAGGAGTATTTTTATCACCTTGTCTTGACACGCCTCGTCCATTAGCAAATACATTACCGCTTCCTTCTGCCTGAACCATACCTGAACAATGATCTTCGTTTGCGTCTCCAATTCTTGCTACTGCTGGCATTATCGTGTCTCCCTTTTCATTAATTCTTTTAGTTTACCCAACCACTGAGAATTTATTTCATGCTCTTCCTCTGTATGCGGTCCAGGAATGTGGTATGGCTTAAATTTTATTAAGTTATCAAACTGCATGGGTATATCATCAAAATTATCATATGTTCTGAGTTCCCCATTTAATAGTATAACAAACTCGTGCATATTTTATCCTTCTGGATTTGGCGATACAAAAGGTGAATATGTGTCCATGTAATTATTAATCCAATTTAAAAGACTATCCAAGTCATTATGAACTGAGATATGTCTGGTTTCGTAATGGATTCTTATAGGGTCTACTTCAGGATCTTCGGTATTCTCGTAATATCCAACCTCTATGGTAAACTCCGCATCAAGACGGTTTGTACTATCAGCAGTAAATCCTAATATCTCTTGATTAGGTGGGACATTAGCTGTTCCATTTGTTACAGTGGGTTTTACTATCTCTGGATTTTTCGCTTTTGCTGAAGAAAATTCAGAATCGGTCATAGGTCTTTCTCCCTGCGGGACTTCCTTTGTACCTACCTGAACACCATCCTCAATAACAGGAACTGTTTCATATTCCATAAACATCCTAGTAGTTTTACCCTTTGGAATATGAGTTATGGCTTCTCCGCCAAACTGATCTTTAAACTCCCCCATTATCGATGAACTTGTATTACTATTCACCCTGAAAGTGATTCCAGAGTCCCAGTCAGAAAAGATAGTTTCTTGACCGCCCTGATAACTCTCTCCTGCTGGGTACATTCTACAGTAAATAATATCATCACCAGTGTTAGTATAAGCAGTAAAGGTGATATTCCCAAAATCGGTATCACGCATAATTTTGCCGTTAGGTTGAGTAAACAAGATCAGTCTGTCCAAACTAATCTGTGTTGGAGATACGGTTATAGTCATATTAGTTTAGATCAATCCTAGAAGCGTCCATATCAATAGAACTACCACCATTAATATCCATAGATGCTGCAGTAGTTTTTTGCTGCCCTGAGATACTAGTAGTTTGCGTGGACTTATAAGTTTCATTGACTGTACCGCCAACTTCTTCGGTAACATTACCAGTTACTGTTTCAGTAAAATTACCACCAATAGTTTCG